CGGCGAGCTTCTCGGTGGCCTCGGCAATCGCGGCGAGGAACTCGGGGGTGGTGTGATCCTCGTGCGCGTCCTGCACGGCCGTCTTCTCGCGAAGCGCCTCGTTGTACGCTCGCTGTGCCTCGGTCAGTCGCTCCTGCGCGGCGACCATTGCGCCGATAGCGTCGGAGTACTCCGCCTTGGCGCGCGATATGTCTCGGATAGCCTTATGGAGCGAGGCAAAGGGGTTGCGCCCTGCGATCTCGCTCTCCATGTTCTTTATCGCTTCTTGATAGTCCTTGATCTCCTGCGTGGAGAGGACGCCCTTGTTAGCCTCGAAATACTGGCGCACTCGCCCGAGGGTGTACTCGAGGACGGGAAGTGCCTGCTTCGTGAGGTCGCCGAAGACGCTCTCCCAGTCGATAGCCTTGCGGAAGCGCTCGCTCGAGATCTTCGACAACTCCTCGTCCATCTTTCGCACCGCCTCGTCCTGGAACTCGAGGGGAATCGTAGTGAGGCGCTTAGACCAGTCACGCAGCAGCTTGTCCTCCTTGTCTTGGATCGATCCGAACTCGTCTATCAGCGCGTCGTGGTACTTCTGCTGCGCGGCCTTAATAGCGCGCTCGCCGTTGGCCGTCACCGACTGCCACATACTATCGTAGAGGCGTGCAATCTCGGGGGTGTCCTCGGCGACGACCCGCTGCCAGTCCTTCGTCGTGCGCTTCCCCTCGGTGCTGTTTGCCCAGCCCACCTCGGTAGCGCCCTTCTTACTCATGTAGATAGCCTTTGCCTCGGCCTTGCGAGCCTCGGCTATTGCTTCGTAGCGATCGTTAAGGGCTTCGAGTTGTTTCTTCGTTCCTTGGCGGATCTCGTTAAGCTCGCGCGTAAGCCCCGCCTCCTGAGCGTCGATAGCGAGCTTCGTCAGCTCGTCCTGCGCCTCCTTGATGTACTTCTTAGCATCCTTTGCGTAGGCCTCGCGTGCCTGCCGCTCCTCGAGCGCAGCCTTTGCTGGGTCAAATATCCTACCGCTCGTCTTGCTTTTTGTCGTTGTCGTGTCGATATGCCCTCCGATGTTCTGCTCCTCTTTATATGAGATAAGCTCCTTCGCCTTTGCTTTCATGTTCGCCTCGGCTTTATTCATACGCTCGAGTGCTTTTTCGTATACTTCGTATCTAGCCATCCCCTTAGTGGCTTGAGTGTTCCAGAAGTGTCCGTAGTCGTCCACGGAGGAGTCTTTGATTTTTTTGAACTCTTTGTATGCTTCGGTGTATTCGCTTGCTAGAGCTTGCATTTCTGCCTCTTTGCGAAGTGATTCCGCGTACTCCTCGCTTCGCTTAATTAGCGTACTTTTCCACTCGGCGACGCTCTTGTAATATCCAAGCGCTTCTCCGTATTTGCCATTCAGTTCTGCGACGAGCTTCTTCTCCTGCTCTTTTGAACCATTGAAGCGCTCAAGTCGTAGCTTATAGTTTTCGATCTCTATGCGACTTTTGATATAGGCCTCGTTCCCCTTGCTTGTAACCTCAGCCATTCGCTTAGACTCCTCAGAGGCCTCTGATGAAGCAGAGGCTAGGCTTGATAGCCAACTAGCAAGCTCCCCAACGGCTATGATGAGAGCACCGATACCCGTCGATATAAGAGCGGCTTTTAGGCCTCTAAGCGCCAACGATGCGGCTCGTGTAGCAACGGTCTGCGCAGTGGTGGCAGAAGTTGCGAGCGCTGTCGAGCCTGCAAGTGCATGCTGGGCGGTGATGCCCGTCGTGGCCGCTGCGTTGTTTGTCGCCTTACTCGCAGTGTTAGCCGTCGTGGCTGCGGTGTTTGTGGTCGTCCCCACCGTTGACGCAGTGGTGCTGACTACCTCCTCGGCCTGCTTTGTGGCGCTCTCTCCGAGGAGCTTGTTCCATACTCTTTTTAGGCTGTTTAGTGTCACGAGCGAGAACGCGCTATCCTTGTTCAGCGTCTGCTGTATCTGCTGCAACCCCATAGTGATAGCCATTACGCTCTGCACGCGTAGCATAATCTGCTGGAGCTTTTCGTTCTCAGCGCCGAATAGCCCCATCGCCCCTTGCGCCACAGCGGCTGCGCCAGACAAGCCAGACAAACCAGAGATAACGCCTTGCATGCCGCGCTGGTCGTGTGCAAGAATTGTAGCCTGCGCCGTCGCATCACCCCACGCATCCGTAAGACGTGCAGCTTCGGCTTGTAAATCCTGGTACTGTGCCGTACCACGATGACCAGCCTCCTCCATTTCAACGAGCGCCGTCTTAATCTCTCGCAGTCGTTGACGGAGTGAGACGTGCTTCTCCGACGCCAGCTTTGCTTGTTCACCCGCCGAGCGCAGAGCATTCTCCTCCTTATGCAGTTGATCGGCCGTTGCCTCGATCTCGGCGAGGAGCTTCTTACGTGTGCCTATGACCTGTTCGACGACCGCCTTCTGCGTTCTAAGCTCGACGACGGCCTTGCCGTCCCCTCTATTGTTCGCCTTGCGCTGCTCCTCGGAGAGGCGTCGATACTCGGTCTCTAGCTCTACAATACCCTGCTTATTGGCTTCGTAGGCGCGGTCAAGCTCGGCGAACGCCTGCTCGATAGCCTGCGCCGTATCGGGAGCGTTGCTAACGAAGTCGATGTTAACCGTGGGGATGTCGGTCAGTAGCTCACGCACGCGCTGGCTCTGCTCGAGCGTCGTCTGCCCGAGCGCCTGCACCTGCTCCGAGAGCTGTGCGACGCCCTCAGCCCCCTTGCCGACGACCGAGCCAACGCCTCCCGAGGCAGCGTCGACGACGGCCTTGTCGATGTCGGCAAGTATCTTCTTTGCCTCCTCGGCATCGCGTCTTAGCTCGCTCGTGTCTATGCCTATGCCGTAGAAGCTCTTCCCGTCTTCGCTGTTCATCTTTATTTATCTTCTTAGTCTGCTTTGTCGAATAGCTCGCGCAGTGCGTCTCTGTGCCTCTCGTCGCCCTCCTTGATGACCTCCTCGTCCTTCGCCTTGTCCTTCGCTCCTTGGTAGCTCGGTATGACCGCTCCGAGCAGGATGAGATTAGGATAGGACAGATCGTATAGGACGTAGTCAATAGGAAAGTTGTAGGCCTTGGCTATGCCTCCGACTATTGCCCATGGGCTGTCATTTCTGTCTCCACTTCCCGCCGCGTCGCCTTGGTCAGATTGACCTCGAGGAGGGAAGTGGTAGCGCCGAAAAAATCGCCCAGTTGCATGTCGCGCAGTAGCTCGGAGATTAGGCGGTATAGGTCTCTCGGTGCGAGCGTCTCGAGGAGTTCGTCGGCCAGCTCTCGCTTGCGGTCGATCTTCTGTGTCGTGCGACGGATGCGAAGGCCGAAGAACGTGCGCGCCTCGGTCGTGCACTCCTCGATCAAGCCCTTAGCGCCGAGGATGAGGATAGCTAGGATGTCACCCAGCACTCGGCAGTCCTTCGCGATGCGTAGCGTCTCCTCAACGATATGATTGTCATCGAGGCGTTCCTGCGGGAGTAGTGAGATCGCCTCCGAGGCGAGGATGAGAGTTGCAATGGTTGGCGGTGCTACGCTATACGTTTTGCCCGCTACCTCGATCTGTCGCGGCTGCTGGAGGAGCGTAGCGCCGACGCGCTGCTCTATTGTCTGCTGTTCGTTCATCGTGTGTCGTTTGCGTTGGACGTTTGGCGAGGTGGTGGGACTTGCACCCACTCACCGCCCCTCTATGATAGGCGGCGGCCTAAGCGCCTGCACCTCTTGACCGCTGGTGGCGGTCGTGATCGGTTATGAAGTCATTCCCCGTTGCCGTTAGGCGGGGATCTGCGTTACCTCGATGATAGCGCTCTTCCCGTCGGCCGTGATCGTCACGACGGCCTTACGAGGCTTACCCGTGGTGTTCGCTTCGACCTTCACCTTGACCGTCTTGCCTGCCGTTTCGGCCGTAGCCCAGCGCTCGCTCGACGTGGCCGATGGGTTGGCAGTTGAGGTCACGGTGATAGCCTTGCCAGTCGTGTCGGCCGCGCTCGTGAAGAAGAGCTCACGCTGTGACACCTCGAGACCGTTGTGCGTGTAAGGCTTGAGCGTTTTGCCAGCGGCGGGCTTGATCGCCTTGACGACGACGTGGCGGATTTTGCCCTCGGTAGCGGAGTAGTTCTCCTCGACGCGGATTGTGGCGCGCTCGATGAGAAGCCCCTCCGTTGCTTCGTCCTCGGGGATGAGGCGGATGGCGAACTCACCAGCTACGAGGCCGTCCTCGTCCTCGAAGTCACGAGCGACGCCCTTCTTGACGAACTGGTCGAACTCGAGGGAGTAGGTGTTCTTCCCCGCGCGGACGTCGACGACGTCGCCTCCTTCCTCGTTCGCGGTCACTTCCTGCCCAGCGGTGGTCGTGAGCTTGGTCGTGTCCTGCTTCGGCGTGTCGAGGTCGATCCAGTTGCCGTCGGGGACGCCTGCCACCGACGCACATTTTTGAATTCGGGGCTTACCCCATGCAAGTACTGCCATAGTTATAGGTAGTTAATTGGTTGTAATGGTTGTATCTCTAATCTTCGACGCCGTCGTAGTAGCGATAAGCAAGCTTGACGACGACGAAGTGCTGGTTAATGGAAGGCTCGGCGACGCTGTGGATCGTCTGCAGTAGTCGGAAGCGGTAGCAAGACCGCCCTGCCGAGAGCGAGCGGACGAACTCACGCGCCAGCTCCTCGATCTCCTCGACGCGTTGCAAGTCCTCGACCTGCACCCCATTGTCCTCGCCGTAGGGGAGGATGTCGGGGACGTAGACATTGAGCGTCACGACGCCCTCGTCGATTTGGTCGGGAACGCCACCCGTGAAGATGACGACAGCGTCCTCTGCTCGACTATCCCGTGGGCGTGTCCCTGCGTGGTAGACGCCTCCGTCGATAGCCTTAGCGAGTTCGCTCTCGAGGAGTAGATCGCGTACGTCGCGCTGCACCTTCTTACTCGTTAGTTTCATCCTTTGCGTTGCGTGATTAGGAGACCTCGAAGCCGAGCGACTGCAGGAGCTGTGGCACGAGCTTAGCCGCCAGCACTTCGGCGCTGTCGAGTACGTCGTACCCGCGGGCGGAGAGGTGGGCGGCGTAGTTCATCCCCGCCACGACGACGAGGACGACGCCGTGCGGGAACTCCCGCACCACGACCTCGGAGGCAAACGCCTCGCCCTGCCCTGCGCCCTCGCCGCCTTCCTTTATCGACGGGAAGCGACCGCCCTCTACGACCTTGCTGTCTACAGCGACGACATAGCCGATCGAGGAGCGGAGGTTGCCCGTGCGGTCGATATAGTTAGGCTGGTGGGGCGATGCTCCCGCCTCGACAGGAGGCGACGGCAGGCTACGTGCGTGAGCGACGCACTGCTCGCCTATGTACTGGAGGTTGTAGACGATAGCCTGCTGCATACGCTCGAGCTGTTCGCCTACGTACCTCTCGGCGGCGTCCGCCCGTGTCAGTCTCTTAATCGCCATAGCCCGTTAGATGAGGATGCGGATCTGCCCGACGGCCTGCAACGGCTCGATCTCGATAACGGAAGCCTCGCACACGACGACGCCGAACACGTCCTCGAGGCGCACCGCCCCTGCCGTGAAGGGCTGCTCCTCGATTAGTATCTCGTACTTGGCGAGGCGCACCGCCTCTCCCTGCACGCGCGTGAGATTGCTGTAATCTCGTGCGCGAAATTGGCAGCGAATAGGATTGTGCCAGCACTCGGCCTCGGCGCGGCGTGGGTAGCCCGTCTTAGGATCGAGCGATGGCGTCGCCTCTACGGCCGTCCGCGTGTACAATACTCCGTTGTCGATGATCATAGGTTAGTCCCTTTGTAGCCGTACGATGCCTTGGCCGATCCCGTGCCGTCGTCCTCGCCGAGGTCGCGATACAACGCCGAGGCCTGATTGCGCAATGCCTTGCGTTGCTCGTCCGTGAAGCTATACGACTGCCCACCTTGCGAGACGTTCGGCGCTTGTGAGAGCCATACGAGTAGGTCTGCCGAGGTTAGGCGATAAGCCCTCCCTCGTAGCGCCTCTCTCGTAGCGTCGTCGGCCAGGAATAAGCCGCGCGCCGTTGCTATCCCTATGAGTGTGCGCTCGGGGATAGGGTAGGCGTTGAGGCCTCGCAGTGCTTCGGCGATTGTTACCATACGACGTCAGCTAGGCTACCAGTTCTGTGCGTCGGTGCGGACGTAGATATTGCGGTACGCCGTGTCGAGGACGGGGATCGCGTCTGCCTGCCCGAGCGTTACCTCGGTCAGTGGCTCGATCGTTCCGTACTTCTTCACCACGGTGTGACCACGCTCTACGCGGATGACGCCCTCGGTCACATTCTCCTGCAGGAGGTCGTACTGCGTCGAGCCGAGTACCTCCTTCTCGGATAGGATGATGCGAGCGTCAGCGAAGGGGTTGCCAGCAACGCTACTGCCGTCAGCGAACTCGCGCGTGATCGTCTGGTCGATTACGCGGATCTGCAGGCTGTTGAGCCAAGCCTGACGGGCGAGCATCTGATTGACGGCCGCGAGGTCGGGCGTCTGTGCCGAGCCTACGGCGTTGGCGATGAAGCTCGAGCAGGCCTTGATGATCTGCTCGGTGGTGCAGACCTTGTACAGCTCGTCGAGGTTCATGAAGATAAACTTGGGATTGAGCCCCTTCTCCTTCGCCAGCTTGACGAGCCTACGCAGGTCGCCGAGGACGTCGGCGGTGGAGGCGTTACCCCAGTCGCTCGCTGTCTTCTGCTTTTGGAAGTCGTAGACGTCGTAGTCGAGGTCGTACTGATTGGCGAAGGTAGCGTTATTCGTCGTCGTGAAGGAGAGCTTGCCAGCGTTTGACGCAAGTGCCCACGAGATGTATTCAAGCTCGCTCTGAACGCCGTTGAAGCAGAAGTCTACGTCCTCACCCCAGTACTGAACGAGCTTAGTAGCGTCGGCGTCCTGCGCCATTGCGAGCGCTACCTGATAGTCCTTGATCTCGGAGCGGCCGAGTTCACGGCTAATCGAGATAAAGGGGATATCCCCACGTGCGATCTCGAAGTTGGGGCGCGCCTTGCGGATCGTGGTAGAGCCGTCGGCGTGGATGTCGGCTGCGACGTTGAGCTTAGCCGCCTGATTGGCGAGCGTCTTCCACGAGAAGCCGTTTACCTTCTTGATGGGGAAGTACGTGCCAAAGAGGAAGGGCTTAGCGTCGATGCCGTTCACGCGTGCCTGGACGATTTGCGCGTCAAGGCCTTCGATTATAGTTCCTTTTACCATTGCTTTTCGGATGTTTTGGTTAGTAGTTCACGACGCCCGTGAGGCTCTTACGGATGCACGAGGGGAGGTCGTGACCAGTGGTCACGGCGAACACCCACGCGTCTACGATTAGATTGCTCTTAGGCTCGATCGTCACGTTCTGACCTGCGATGGCGACGGGCTGATACTTCAGCGCCGAGGCGTTAGTGCTCTCCTCCTTCGCTTCGACGAGGATAGCGCCCTTCTTCAGCTCGCCGACGGCGGCCTTAATCGTGATCGTGTCGTAGTCCTTGGCCTCGGTGTCGATCTTCGAGATCTTCGTTGCGACCTTGGCCTCGTCGACCATCACGACGTCGTCGACGCGGAAGTTGTGACCCTTGGCGATCTTGACGGACTTCTCCGTCGCGCCGACGTCCCCCACGACGCGGGCGATCTTAATCGCGTGGCAGACGCCATTCACGGGCGCGCTGAGGGGCGTACCCTCGAGGAGGACGTCACCGCCCAGCTCCTTTGTGTCGACCGACACACCGCCGCGAATGTCCGCAACCTTATGCACGACGACGCGAGGGAAGTTGTCGTCGCGACGTCTCTTTACGGTCATTGCCATAGTTAGTTTCGTTTTTGGTTAATGGTTGGAAAATCTAATACTGCACACTCTTAGAAGGGCTGCTCCCCGTCAGCGGGCTTCCCGCCTCGCTTGTTGATCGCTTCGATCTGCTCCTTCGTCAGCTCCTTCTGTGTGCTTGCCCCGCCGTGGTGAGCGCTGGGCGTGGAGAAGACTGCACCCTTAGCGGCGAACGCCTGCCCTATCTCCCCGACCTCTGCCGTCACGTCCGCCGAGAGCTTCGTAAACTCATCGTCGGAGAGCGTGTCGAGCGGGATACGCTCGTAGCCCTTCCGTAGTGGCTCGGGCAGGCGGCCGTAGACCGCCTCGAGTGCTTGTCTGCGCCCCGTCGTCGTCCGCTCTGCGTCCTGCTTGTTCTGTCGGTCTTTGAGCTGTGCGACCTGCTCAATAAGTGCCGAAGCCCACGCAGGGACGTCGCCGTCCGTCTGTCCCTTGGGTGCATTGTCGTTGCCGCCGCCCGTAGGCGCTGGCGGGGTGGTCGGCTTGCCATCACGAAGTCCGTATTTTGCTTCGTAGTTCGTCACCGCGGTTGTCGATGCCTCGGTGGCGCGGCTATCGCCGTGGCTCTCGATAACCTCGATAAGCTCGGGTGTAACTCCCTCGACGGCGGTCGTTACAAGCTCGGGCGTCGTGGCAGTCTTCGCCAGCTTGTCGGCTATCCTGCCCAAGATCACGGCACTGCGTCCTGGGAACTTGGTGCGGAGTGCCTCGAGAATTTGCTCTTTCATACGTTGGATGATTAAAAATTAAACCATTCGGTTTATCTCCACAAATGTACTCTTTTCAGTGATACCTATGCCATTAAGTCGTTTATGTTGTGTGGAATATGCGTTTATATTCGTGTGTTATGCGCGTATTAAGAGTTTATATTTATGCAAATAGTTAGCAAGTGTATTTGTATAATCAAAATATAGTACTTATATTTGCAGTGAATATTTAACTAATCGGTTAAGTTAAGATCGAACGAAATAGTAACTCAAAAGCAACGACAACGAAATGGAACACATCGACGCCATTACCGCCGTACTCAGCGCCATCGACGCAGGCCAGCGCCCTATCCTCCTCGAGAGCTGGACGGGCGTAAAGCACGAACTCTCCCCACTGACGCACGCCTTCATTATTGCCAAGCTCGTACACCTCGAGCAGGTGGAGTGCGCGCAGCCGCTCCCCGAGTGGGAGGGGACGTTCCCCGAGGACGGCGGGTACTACCACATCACGCTGAGCGGACACGAGGGGCTTGTGCAAATCGCTATGCCCGCACCCACAACAGACGATGAAACACGCCCTGCACGGCACGGCAAGAAATACTAAGAGACATGACCCAGAAAGCAACGTTACTAAGTGCTGTAGAAGCATGCACAGAGTACATAGACAAGGTTATATCACTCACGGAGTCCCTAGGCAGTAGACTTACAGGGGATGCTGAGGTGACTAACGACGACATCAACTACCGCCTCAAGGAAATCAAGTCGCTATTAGTCGATCTATACGGCGAGGTGGATGATATGCCTAGAGTAAGATGACATACGGAGACATCAAGAAGCACGCCCGCCCACTTGTCTGGGAGAATGACGAGTTAATCAGTAGAACTTGTCTGCCCGATAAAGATGGTGTGTACTCGTTCGTCTTCGTCTATCAATGGGATGACGGGAAGTACTACAACAGCTTAGAGGACGAGGCATACGATACGAAGAAGGAGGCGATGCAATCTGTAGAGGAGTACCACCTCAGAGAGCTAGCCAAGTACTTCGACCTCGAAGATCCGAACGGATAACAACGAGTGCGCCCTGCTTGGGTAAAGCTGTGCGGGGCGCACTTTTAACAACGACGACAATCATGACAAGAGAAGAAGCTCGTGAGCTGATCAAAGAGATACATTGGGCGGAGTCTCCATGCACGGGGTGTATATGCGCAATGCTACCATATGGACTTAGTGCACACCTTGAAAGAATTGGCAAAAGACGAACCGTTATCGAGGTATGGAAGATGGGGGACAATAAACCAATGTGGAAGCTGTACGGAGACATCAGAAGGTCAGAGGTCAGGCTAAAGAAATTGGCTGTAAACTACATAGTAAACAGAAAGAAATGACACGAGAAGACGTAAGAGCCCAGCTAGCAAAGAACCCACTGGTGTGGAGGGAAGAGGGCGCCGATGAGGTAGCCCATCTTGCATACCCATGGCCTAGCCGTAAGGTGATAGAATATGTAATATCAGAAGAGGAACTGCATTTAAGGGCGATTGACGACACCAAAGAGTGGGCGGACTTTGACAAGGAGGAAGACATCGACCTCGGGTTTATAACTGATGATGACGAAAGTGGTGAGGTCTACCTCATAGCCGAAAACCACCGCCTAGACCTCATCTGTGAAATGCTTGGCATCAAAGACTAATAAATAACAATATTAATATGAAACTACTATTTTTTGACCTAGAAACAACGGGAACGAACCCAGCCAGACATGGCATACACCAGATAAGCGGAATAGTTGAGGTCGACGGCGTCGAGCAGGAGCGCTTCGACTTCAAGGTGCGCCCAAACCCCAAGGCCGAGGTTCTCGACGAAGCGCTGGCCGTCGGTGGCGTCACCCGTGAGGAGATAGACGCCTACCCACCGATGGAAGAGGTCTATGGAAAGCTCGTCGCCCTACTCGCCCGTTACGTTAATAAGTACAACAAGACGGATAAGTTCTTCCTCGTGGGCTATAATAACGCCTCCTTTGACAACCAGTTCCTGCGGGGCTTCTTCCTACAAAACGGCGACAACTACTTCGGCTCGTGGTTCTGGTCGAACTCCGTCGACGTTATGGTGCTGGCGTCGCAGTACCTGCTCGCCGAGCGACCACTGATGCCGAACTTCAAGCTCTCGACCGTGGCCGCGCAGCTCGGCGTATCGGTCTCGGAGGACAAGCTCCACGACGCACTCTACGACGTCGACCTCACGCGCGACGCTTACCACATAATGATCGACGGGTGCGATGAGTAAGAGTGTCTACTACGCCTATGAGGTGCGCTTTCACGACGCTCCCGAGGGACACAGCGACCGCTCGCACTACTTCTTTTCGCTGGCCGCTATCTTCGACCACTTCACGCCGTCGGAGGTGGGCTGCTCGGTGCAGGCACTTTACAGGGCTGGCGTGAGAGAGGGTCGAAAGTACGAGGGGCGTCGGTGCGTGGTGCGCCGCTTTCAGATCTACCGAAAGCCACAGCGGGCGAGGGCATAGCCCCTGTGAGATATTTGCATAAGCGGAATGCTTAGCTTACCTTTGCGGCGAATGGGGAGATAATCTCAGAGAGTTACCTCAGACTGTATCTGATGTGCTAATTCTTGAGGTTATCTCCTTGTTCTCTTCCACTATACTGTAAAAACACAGCTTTCCACGCTCTTGGCGTACGATGATGAGCGAAGGTGTCCCCTGAATACTGGTGCGGAAGTAGTGGTATCTGAATGGACGCCCCTTAAAGTCCCCAGCATACCCGATATAGTCAGACCTTTTGATTAGCATCTCGATTTCTCTTATAGCGTCATTCTTCGCCATGTAGTTCTTGTGAGGCTGATTGATGGCTTCCTTCAGCCCACCCACCGTGAATGTGATGGGCTGGGCGAACTCGGGGCGAACAATTTCTTTCCCGACAAGCATCTTCTTCGCCCAGTCTAATATATCAATGCGTTGCTTCTTTATTTCTGCTTTCTGCGTCTTGATATGCCTGTCTGAATACTGAGAACTCCCAATGTGCTTAGGATTGTCCTTGATGAAATACGGCAAAGACTTCGCCCCCTCGATACGGCTTTTGTTTTCCTCCAGCCACGTATTGAAGCCCTCGGGGACGTCGACCACAGCATTAACGCTCCGCCCGTCAGTCGGCTCGCCTCGGAGGATGCGTTGCGTGTCGGCGGCCACCTCCTCGGGTGTCTTGAGGATGGGCGTTGTGTAGCATCGGCAGTTGGGGTGCCAGCCCGTGAATTTAAAGTCCTTCGGGTACTTGCCGACGAGGTCGTCGCACATGCAACGGAAGGGCTTGCCGTTGAGGGTGTGGTTGCCCGACAGATGCACCTCGATACCAACGACGAAGTCCAGCGCCTGCTGGCGTTCGTGGTCGGCCGTTCGGTAGGCGATATTCGTCTCCGTTGCGGCGAGGCGCAGGGCGTTCTTATAGCTCGATCTGTACACGCCCTGCCCAGGGTGATAGGCTTTGGCGCGTGCCGATAGTCGGAGCTGTCCGTGTTCGTCACGCACACGCCTAAATAGCTTGTTCGGCTCGCGTAGGAAGCCCTGCAGTGAGCGGGAGAGTTCGTCGGCGGATTTGCCCGCACGAATACCGATGTCAAGCCCCATTTCGATCTCGGCCTTAAACTGCTCGGTGTAGCGCCATACGCGGTCGCTAAGACCCAATCCCTTCTCCTTTCGTTTGATGAACGCCTCGCGCGCGTCCTCGTTGTTGCTTAGTAGTAGGCGCTTCCGCTCCTCGGGCATCGCTTCGAGGCTCTTGCCGTAGACGCGCTTTACGAGGGCGTCGGTCTTGTTGTTTGCGAGCGTCCACTCGGCGCGCACGCCCTGCTCGATGATCCCCTGCATACGCCGTTGCAGGCCTACCATAACGCCCTCGATGCGCTTCTTCGCCGAAGGGTGCTTGTCGAACGTGAAGATCTCCCCCTCTGGAGGCTTGACGCCGTGGATGGTGACGGCTACCGCCACCGCCTCGTATATGGCTTTATCGTACGCCCCCGAGATCATACGCGTGTAGGCCTCGAGGTGCAGGCGGTGCAGGGCTTCGTAGTCGAGGCCTGCCGTGCGTCGGCGTCGTCGTGGCGTGGTGAGCTTCTTTGCCATTGTGGTTACTCCTTGCTTCGTTGCTGGAAGTGCTGGCAGGCCTCCCTCGAGAGGAGGTCGAGGAAGCGCCCGCCGGGCCTGTTGGACTTCCACCGCCC